CACTCGTCACTCTCTATGGCTTTGAGTTTTTTAAAACCAATATTAAGGCTTGAATTAGATTGTATCTGGAATGTATTAAAATCGGCAATCTTAAAAAAAGAAGGCCAATCGTATTCTGTCTGACCTGCGGTAAGAACTTGTGTATGTTCCGCAGCATTGAAGGGCCACTCAAACTCAGTCTGATTAATTTTTGCTATTGATGCTTTAACAGCATCTTTAACTAAAGCCTGTACTCCTCGACACGATCCGAAGTCGGCCTGTGCAATCTCCACTTCGTTCAACCGTCTAAGCGTCATATTGCAGAGTGTTAAAAAAGTACTGGGCATGGGTGATCCTTAGAAGAAGGAAGGGGGCAAGTAGCCCTGCCCCCAAAAGCTGTTAGGCTAAGTTGTAGTTCGCTGTCATAATAGCTTCTGGACGCAAGATTTTGCGACCATAAAGCTGCATACCACGGACAATGTCTGCGAATGTGTCTGGAGAACGGAAGCTCTCAGTTTTCGCAATTTGATCCGCTACAGCTACAGATGCATCGTGACCTGCAATCATAACACCGTAGGCAGCTTCAGAACCTGCAGCCGCTGAAGTGCCTGGGCCTGTTGACTCGTATGGAAGGTTATTTGAAACGTATACTCGCATACCACGAATAGTACCTGGCATACGTCCGTTTCTTATTTCACCTTCGCCACCAAAATCGGCATTCATTAATTTTGAATCTTCCGAAAGAAGTAGCTCTTTGAAGACGGGGTCAACAATACACCATCTACCTTCGGTGTCTACGTTTGCTGCGTCCATTAAACGAGCCATACGGCCTATAACGGCTAATGGTGAAGTGATCGCACCTGCGCCACCACCTGCAGCTAGAGGAATAGACGTTACTTCAGCCTCTCCACCAACATCAGAACCACCAAAATCAGTGATGTCTAATTTGTTGGCTGCAAGCAATTCGTCATTACCTGCGTTTGAGTCAGCTTTAGATCCACCTGTGTCTAATGCTGTACGTCTAACCCATGCAGAACCGTTCCAATTCCAACCAGACATATAGCCTAGCACTTCACGATCAAATGCATCACGAAGTTTAAAACCTGCACGGTCAGTTGCTAAATCGATGAAGTTCACATGAGAGTGTGCTTCCTCAATATCGTCAATAGCAAATTGGAAGTAGTTGCTTTCTGTAACTACCATAGTGAAATCTGCGTCAGTCAAATCTTGTGTCGCAAGTGCTGTTCCACGAGTATATGAGTTGATTGTGATTTCTGGTTCTTTGATGATTTTTACGCTATCACCCATGTTTGAAATTTCACCTGCGTAATCGGTGTTAGTGACATCCTCTACAACAGAGGTGTTGCGAAAAGCCTTTTGTACTTTTCGACTATAAATAACGGGTGAGAAATTTCCGTTTGGAAGATTTCCATATCCCGATGCGCTTGGAAATGCCATTGTTAATACTCCTTTTGAGATGGCAGGTCAGCTATTGCTGACAGACAATTTCAGAAGGTCACATTAAGTGGCAGTGCGTTTTGTAAGGGTGCATATGTATTTGCGATACACATGGGCCTCACTACACTGGTGGACTGTTTGTTTCATTCTTCTGGTTAAAAACGGGGTAGGGGTAGTCTAATGAGGCCCGACTCCGAAAAGCTTCATTACTAATAATTATAGCATAACTATGCCACTTAGTAAATAGCTAATTAGTTTAAGTGTTGTGCCACTTATCTTGCTGCGCCTGAGACATCGTAAGTAAACTCACCTGATCTCATGGACTCTAATATTGCAGCTTCATTAGCGTCATACTCTTTATCAGACATCTTAGCTACCTGACTTTCTGAGAACTTCGCTTTTGGCTCACCTTTTGGCGCAACTGACGTGGAACGTCCAACGGCTTCAGCCGCTGACTTTTTAGACGTGGTTTTTCGCTTGCCTGTATCGGCTTTATACAAGTCGATAGCACGGGCCGCTGCCACGGCATCTGTATTATTTTTATAGAGGGCATCATTTATATACATTGGTTGAAGAGATACCCACTCATGGAACTTTGGATCTTGCCGAATATCATTAAAATCAGGATGAAGTTCTAGGAGCTTTTGTGTTGCTTCTTTTTTACTGATTTTAGTTTCCAAATCTTTTAAATGGCCTAGACGCTTCTCACCTTCTGCCAGTGCTTCGTTTGCATGTTTCTTTGCAATTGTATGGACGATCTTAGCTACGTCAGGATACTTTTCAGACCAAGCTTTAATCTCTTCATCTGTTTTAGGAAACTTAATCTGACCTTTGGCTGCACTATCTAGTTGTTGTTGCAGCTTAGATATTTCTTCATCTTTTTGACCCATTAAACTTTGAGAGTGTCTGCGAAGATCTCCGTAACGTTTTTTAAACGAAGCTTCTTCGGCATCCTTTGGCTCTGCTTCAGCTTGCGGCTGTTGTTGCGTCAACTCTTCTGAATAAGTTTGTGTGTCTTCTACTTCTTCTTTTCTTTTGTATTTACTCATGTTTTCCTCTGGGGGCTTCTACTGAAGGTAGCCCAATTAAATTTACACGATGAAGGTA